GATAACGGAGTTGCATCACGAAATTAAAGTGCGGTTGATGGGTACATACAAAACCGAAGACATTTACCGAGCCATCGAAGCCAAACTCAAGGAGAAGAACAATGCTTAAACCCAAATGGAATTCCGAAGCAGTTAAAGCATACGAAACAGGACAAGGCGTGGAACTAGTTAATGAACCTTACCCACAATATAAACCACTAAAAAATTCAAAAGAACAAATGACGGAAGTAAAACATATGACTAAAGAAGAAGTCATTGATTTAGCAGAACAAATTGGATTGCTTCATGACGGTGATTGGTGGTTTTCAAATGATAGAGATTATTCAGATGTACATACAAATGATTTAGTTGCTTTAATAAATGCCGCAATTAAAAAACAATTTTCAATAACGTGAATGCAAAATAATCATGAATCAAAAAGAGGTTCTGATGCCGAAAAAAGATTTGCAAAAGAACTTCTATCCAATGTTACCTGGGCAACAACATATCAAGATATCCATGAACATTGGGATGTCATGGGAAAGCTTCATGGAAAAACATATAAGTTCGATGTCAAAGCTTTGCGCAGAATTAACAGAAATGATTCAAATCTTGATGATGACATTACTTGGATTGAAGGTACAAATGTCATTGGAAACCGTGGGTGGTTAAGAGGTGATGCTGATTACATTGTGTTTGAGCGTATGCAAGGCTGGATGGTCATCAACAGGGCAAAGTTGTTTGACTGGGTAATGCAAAAGCTGAAAGAAAACAACCTCACAGAAGGCAAGGGGCTGTACCAGATCTATCAACGTCCTGGCCGCAAAGACAAATTAACAATGATTCGGTATTCAGATATACCAAAAAATTTTGATCTACTTAACGGAGAAATGAAAATGAGCCAAAAAGATATCAACGATGCAGTGGATTATTTGTATACCCACGGACGCAAATATGGTGAGGCCAAAGCCCACCGAACTTATCTTGAAGAATATCGTAAAAGCCAAAAGGCCATGCTGATGAAAGCGGCTATGAGCGCAGGAATTGCNAAGACGGTGGCGGCGGCAGAAATCGAAGCTTATGCAGATCCTGTCTACATTGAGGTGTTGAAGGGCTTAGAAGCGGCTGTAGAACGCGAAGAAGAGCTCAGGTGGGGATTGGTATCAGCACAAGCCAGAATCGACGTGTGGCGCTCTCAGGAGGCCAGCAACCGTGCATTTGATAAAGCAGTAACTTAACCAAGGGGAAAGACATGAAGCCAATCAATGAAGTGGAAGTGTGGAGCAAAGAAAAGTTGGCGCGTGACCACCGCCTTGCAGTGATGATGATGATTCAACAGCAGATTGACGTTGTCGATCAACTCATGAGTCGTCACAAAGAACTTGTGAAGTCGCCAATGTCATACAACGTATGCGCTGGCCTGCTGGAGCAATTGAAGGCCCACTCGCATGCGGCATTCAATGACGGCGGTGCGGCGGCACCGATGGCACCATCAAGCAATCAGGTTCCCTATTTTCAATTTCCCAACGACATCATCGGGTTATGAACGGCAGTTACAACAAAGCCGAGCGTGCGTGGGTGCAATTGGTCAAAGAGCAACCGTGCTCTGTCTGCGGCCAAGACGGGCCCAGTGACGCCCACCATATCAAGCAAGGGCGTCACTACACTGTGGTGGCCCTGTGCAAGTCCTGCCACCAGGGCTCAAAAATGGGTTGGCACGGGGAGAAAGCCGCTTGGCGTATAGCTAAGATGGACGAGCTCGACGCCTTAAACGAAACCATCAAAAACATTTTTACTAGTTCAACTAGTAGTTAATTTGCAACAATTAGGGTTTCTCCCTAGAAAATAGTTGTTGAAGACTCTAACTTTGAGTTATACTTTCCTTACCGCAACAGATAGCGGGTTTAACCAAAAAGGAAATTATCATGATCACAGAAGTACAAGCAACTATCCAAGCTCTCGCAACTGTCGAGTCTCTCGTCAACCCAATCGACCGTTTCGCTGTTCTAGACCGTCAAATCAAAGAACTCGAAGCACAACGTGAAGAGCTCAAGAACAGCCTCATCAACGAGTTGGGCGAAGGCAAGTTCCGTGGTGAGCAATACGGTGTAGAACTCAAGCTCACACAGCGTGTTGGTAATGTCAATTACGCAAAGTTGTTCGCAAGCTTTGGCATCGAAGAGAAAGCATTCAAAGAGCGCCAAGAAGAAAAGAACAACGACGGCACCCATGTCTACCGTGGTTCTGCTACTGCTTACTTCACAGCCAAGCCAATCGCCTAAGGGGAACCAACATGACACGCAAGATCACAAAAAAATCTATGTATGTGGGCATGTTGGTGGTCACCACCGATTGGCTCGGTGCTCAGGTATACACCATCGCTCACATTTTCAAAAATTCAAACATGGTTGAACTTCAGCACAAAGAGGGTGAAAGGCAATGTTCACAAGTTACTGACTATTCATTGTTAATGAATCCAACAATAAAACAAATTGAACATTCAATTAATGACAATGGCCCACTAGTTGGCGTCAATGATTTATTTATCAACAATTAAATAGAAAGCCCCTTCGGGGGCTTAAATCCACGGCCACCACAACGAACGAAACCCTCACTTTTAATTGGAGAAAAACATGAGCGAATCAGATTATATTTACACTCCCGCAGGCACTGACATCACAATCCGTTGGAAGGCCAACGGCTGGGTGCCGCCAAGCGAGTTGCCCGAGTACCAGGCAAAATGGAAGTATTACCAGGAGCTCCCCATGCGCAAGCTTGATGATTATGCCAAGCAAGAATACGAAGCAGTTATGCTTAAAGCAAAAGTGGCACGAATCAGATGATGTATTTTTTATTTGATGTTGTAATGCAAGTTTTTTGGGTCACTGGTCTGATTGTTTGGTTAATCCTACTGTTGACGTTTATTGTTTTTCTAATTCAAAGGACTATCAAATGAGCGGTGAGAAAAAAGAATTAAGCCCACTGGCCAAGCAATTGTTGGGTGGATCTGGTCACATTGAAGTATTNACCCAGGCTGAATTTGACGATGCCCTGGCGGTGGCCAAGGCTGAGATCATGATGGTGGCCATAGAAACCACNAAGAAAGCTATTCACATTGAGCGTCAGGCATGTTCAGAATTGATTCAGGCGCTTTCAGATNAAGAANATGAGGNAGAAGTAGCCACTGCCCTTAAAAACGCCGCAGAAGCGATTTTGAACCGAATTCCATCACAAAGGCAATAACATGAAAAAGTTCATTGAAAATATGGAAAAGCGCACAGGTATTCACTGGAGCTTGATGGTTATCTACCTTGTGGCCGCCTTGGTGATTCTTTTGGACATGATGCTATGGAGGCCACATTGAGCAATGAAACAGACAGCCTTAAAGTCTTGGCTATTTTGGCCGCTTTGGAGCCCCTAATAAAAGACAAGATTACAGAGATGATTGATGATTATGGTGCAGAAATAGCACTCAGTGTTGTCAGCAATGTGGCCACAAGTTTATTGTGTACATCCATGATGATGGTCAACTCAAGAGATTGGGACGTCAACCATTACATGGAACTAATGATTGAGGAAACAGTCAAGAAGTACCAGACGTTCACCCTGAAGATGGCGTCCGACCAAGTCATCAATAAAGCAAAATTTGGAAATGATGACCCGTTTACCTGCAAACCGTTGCATTAGGGAAACTACCTACAAATAAATTGACCAAGACTCTAACTTCGAGTTATACTGTAGTCACTGCAACAGAGCAGGTTTATAACAAGGAATTAGATATGTCATACATTGTAGAAATCGACGCAAGAATTGCAGGCATTCCATGTAAGGTTGGAGTGACTCACTTCCTCGCACAAAAGGGAAGTTTTAGTTACCACGCCGCCAGTGATTACGATTACCATGGATTTACAGAGATCGAGTATGACGTGCTCGACCGCAAAGGTTACAAGGCCAAATGGCTCGAAAGCAAGATCACCCAAGACGACGAATCAGAAATCGAAAGCATTATCATCAAACATTTTGAAGAAGAGGCTGAATATGAATATTGAAGACTTTAAACCCATGATCAAGATGGCCGTGGAGGGCGCCACAAAAGCCCAAAGCCTTATTGCTTATTGCGATTACATTGCTCACTTGATCAAGACGAACCTCAAGTACGAGGACATGAAAGATCAGAGTATGTTGTCTAGCGTTGGCAAGGTAGACTGGGACATGACGCCAGAGGGCGCATTTGCATCAACCAAAAAGACCATCATGGTAGAGGATCGTTATGGAAAGCAATACCGAATCACTGTGGAGGAAGCGTAAAGTGGTGACCAAGAAAAAAGAAACGGAACCCACGTTTGCGATGCCGCAAGAGGTGAAGGATTGGATAGACAGAGCCCACGCCACCATGAACCACCAGAAGGGTGAGATCGAGCGGCTCAAGGACGAGAACAAGAAGCTCAAGTCGTACAAGACATGGGCAGAGAGAAGGATATTGCAAAGTGATAAGGAAGAGTAATAGAATGTGCTTGCACTGGACGAGTGCATTCTTTGCAGTTGCTTTGAGAAGGCAACACTTTTAAAGGGGAGCTAATCACTCCCCTTTTTTTTTGATTTACTAAAATATCAACAATAAGTTACACTCTGAGCTAATGCGCTGAAAGTATCGCGCGAAAGGAATAGAGATGACAAAACGAAAAGATCCCGCCGAGAGCAAACCACTAGGTAGGCCATCCAGTTACTCACCAGAACTAGCAAAAGATATATGCGATAGACTTGCACTAGGGGAAAGTCTAGCAAGCATCTGTAGGGACGATGAGATGCCCAGCCATTCAATCATTTACGTTTGGTTGAGAAATCACTCAGATTTCTTGGACATGTACACGCGTGCGCGGGAGGAGCAGGCTGAGACTCACGCTGACGAAATCGTGTCTATTGCTGATGAGACGCCTGAATTGACGCCAGTATTCGACAAGGAGGGCAACCAGGTCGATTTGAAGNTGGACTCAGCATATATCCAGTGGCAAAGACANCGTATTGATGCCCGTAAATGGAATGCGGCCAAACAGCGTCCACGCAAATACGGCGAGCGCATCACGCACTCNGGAGACGATACAAGCCCTGTGGTGGTGGAGAACAACATGAACGTGTTCGGCGAGCTCCTCAAGGCCATTAAGATGCAAAGGCAAGCTGAATGAGTGTCGTTGACGCGATACTTGAAGATGAAGAAGAACTGGCAAAGGAATTTGCCAAGCTAAAGCCCATTGATCAGCTTGTGGTCAATTGGCAGATGAAATGGCTCAAGAGCGCCCACAAGCATCAAATCGAGCCTCCAGGGGATTGGTGGGCAATATGGCTCATGCTCGCAGGCCGTGGAGCGGGAAAGACTCGAGCGGCCGCTGAGACCTTGGCGGGATGGGCATGGGAACAGCCTGGTACTCGTTGGCTCGTTTCAGCCCCAACATCAGGCGACGTGAAGGGCACATGCTTTGA